GCCCACGGGTCCACACACGACCGCTGGCGGCGACCACTCGGCCCCTGAACGTCTTGCGCTTGTGGTGGTTGGTGCCCGGCACGCGGAGTAGCTGCCCCACGTCGACACCGGACTTGTCAGCACCGAGCGCCTGCGTCAGCATGCCGATGAAGCCATCCCGGTGGAATTCGCTGCGGTCGAGCGGGTCCTTGAGCAACCAGATCGCCTGCATGTGGCCCGGGCTGGTCTCCCACATGTAGCTCGGCTTCAGCTCCTTGAGGAGGTCACCGTTGTAGCTGTCGTCGCAGTCCACCCAGACCGCGCGCTGTGCGGGGTACTCCTTGGCACGGCGGCTGTCGCTGTAGGAGACGGCAGGGGTCCAGTACCAGTCCACGTCGGGACGGAGCTCGGGGATCTGGGGGTTGCGGGAGCTGAGTGCCGCGCCTTCGCGGAAGCGCTCCCGGCCCTTCTCGCCGATCGCATAGATGTGGGGCACCCATACGTGCCCGCGCACACCAGAGTGCTTCCACACCTTGCGGATGATGTCTAGAGGGTCGATATCCACTCTACTACTTCCTGAGCCTGGGGATCGGAACTGACGAAGGTTGCACCGCCAGCCTGCTCGAGTTTCTCGAGGTTGTACCACTGTGCTTCACTGGGCTGCTCTCGGTCCGTCTTCTTGGCCTCAATGGCGAAGAAGTGCCCCCGCGCACACCCGATGATGTCGGGGGTACCCTTCTGCTGAAAGGTACCCCCGTGGGTGCGGAGGCAGTACACCCCAGGCAGCTTATTCAGCCGCTTGATCATGCGGCGTACTACCTCCGCCTCTTCCATCGGTCAGCGACGCTTGACCGTGCGGCGTGCGGACGCCTTGGGGGCAGTCTTGGCGGGTGCCTTGGCAGCGGGCTTCTTGGCAGCGGCGCGGCGACGGGGAGCCGGCTCAGGCTCTTCCTCCTCGTCATCCTCGTCGTCCTCGAACTCCTCGTCCTCGAGCTCTTCGTCGTCGAGATCGTCCTCATCGAGGTCGTCCTCGTCTTCGTCCTCCTCGTCGTCCTCGGCGTCTTCCTCCTCGAGGATGGCCTCGATCAGCTCATCCTTCTTGAGGCCCGTGGTCTTGATGCCGAGCTCCTTGGCGCGCTTGCGCAGTTCCGGCAGGGAGAGGGAGTCGAGGTCTTCCTCCTCGTCCTCCTCATCCTCGTCGTCATCGCCCTCGTCGTCTTCCTCGTCGTCGGCGTCGTACTCCTCGTCGTCGCCCTCCTCCTCTTCGTCGACGTCGTCCTCGTCGTTCGAGGGGCCGTCGCCGTCCAGGATGTCGAGGCTGTAGGTGCCCTGCGCCTGCGAGCGGACGCTGCCCTTGTACTCGTCGTCCTCGACCTCGACGGCGATGAGCTTGCCCACCGGACCGGCCGGGTCGATCATGCCCGCCTTCTTCGGCACCGAGACACCGGCCGCGACCCGGAGGTCACGGAGCTTCCAGAGCTGGTTGTCCTGGAGCTTGCAGTAGAACGGGAAGTTGCGCGACTTGTACTTCGCGTCGGCGGGCTGGAGCGAGTACACGAGCATGTCCGTGCCGTCGCCTGCCTGCGTCTGCTGGACGCCGGTGACCTTCATCTTGTGGAGGCCCTCGGGCATGTGCCGCGTGTTCCAGCCGGACCGCTCTTCGGTCTTGCTGAAATCGAGACGGATCTTCTTCGCCATGATGTGTTTCTCTTTCTTTTTGGGGGTTCTCAACTAGCGGGTCCAGCCGAGAAGCTGCTTCAGCCGCCCGATGCTGGGCTGCTTGAGATAGGGGGGTTTGCCGTGGTAGCTGTCGCTACGGGCACCGGCCACAATGCTGGAGGACGGGCCGAGCCAGAGCCGGCGAACCGGCTTGTCATCGACGTGGGCGATGTACAGACGGCCGATCGCGTCGGACATCTGCAGGAGAGCGCTGGCTGCACCTGCCGAGAGGTCCACCGTGGTCATGACTGCTGCGTCCTCGTCGTCATCGTCCGAAGCCCAGTCCTCATTCGGGAGGATGAGCCGCTCCTGAGCCAGCACGATAACATCCTTCTCGCTGTCACGCAACGTGCGGATGAGTGTGGCCAGCCCGTTGTTCGCCGTACCGAAGTCCTGCTTGCGGATCTGGGCACCAGGGCCACCCGCCGACTCCTGCTGGAACAACAGATGCAGGCTGGTGGCGGTGTCCACGACGAACCGCTGGTGCTTCGCCAGGAAGCTGCTGTTCACCGTCTTATTGATGTTGCGGGTGGACAGGTCCTCGAGGATGGTCATGCCCTGTGTGTTGATGCCGAGCAGACCTCGGTCGGCGCTGAACACAGCGGTCTTGCCCTTGGGGGCATCCTTGAGGGCGAGCGTGGTCTTGCCGACCTTGGGCTTGCCGTAGATGGTGATCACGCTCATGCGACGCGCTCCTCTTCTTCTCGGGAACGGTGGTGCCAGGGCACCGACAGGGGGCCGACCTCGGGGGCCAGCGTAACGATGCAGGACTCGCCGGGCGCTGCACCGCAGTAGGTGCAGGTCCTGGTGCGAGGCCGGAGGATGTGCTTCTTCACTTCTTCGCCTTCGCTTTCTTCTGGTTGGGATAGTAGTCCAGCGGGTCCCGCGTGGTGACGTAGCGCGTGCGCTGTTCGATCTCGCTGGTGCCGTGCATCAGGTCAGCCACGGTCAGGTCCTTGTAGTTGCACTTGAAGCTGGAGCAGGCGTGCAGGTTGCGCTCCACACAGTCAGGATCATCCCACTTGTACGTCAGAAGTCGACGGGCACTGGTGACAAACGACTTGCGCTGTCGCTCGGCCTGCTCAGGAGTGAACGTGAGCCGGTCGCGGCGGAAAGTGTCGCTGTAGTCTCGCGTCCTCAGCTCGACCAGGAACTCCTCCACGTAAGCCCGCTCAGTCGGGTCTTCGATGGCCAGGAGGAACTCCCCCTTGATGACAGTGGCCATGTTGTTCTCGATCAGCCACTCCTTGAACACAGGGTAGGTGGTGCCGCTGGGCTTGAGCACCCGGCTGATCTTACCCTTGGTGGTCAGGGTGGGGGTCTTGATGGCACCCGTGCGGCAGTAATCGTAGATGAAGCCCTTGGGCTGAGGCAGCGGCTTGCCCTTGTAGCGGAGCTTGCGGTAGGCCGGCGATTTGGCAACCGCCCACAGGTAGGAGTAGTGCTGGAAGGCCAGCTCACGGTACCGCCAGTCGGGGAGGTCCTTGTGCGTCTTGTGATCCCCCAGCCACACATCGCCGTTCTCGTCGATCCAGATGATGTCGATGCGGCCGCGATACAGCACCTTGCCGCGGAACATGGGGCGCTCCACCGTGAGCTCCACCGCGATCGGCTTGAGCACCTCGTTGCGGTGGACCCATTCGTAGCTGAGGACGATGTTGTAGCACTCCTCCGCTAGGCCCTCTGTCTCCTCCTCGAACGTCTCGCGCTCGGCCTTCTCGGTGAGCTCCTTGTGCAGAGCCCTCCAGTCGCCGCCCTTGCCTCGCTCCTCCAGCAGGGCGTGGACCCAGGTGCCCCGGGTCAGGGGCTTGCTGGCGAGCCGGGGGCGGAGGCCTAGGACGATGCCGTAGTAGGTCTCCCGGGGGCACTCCACGAAGCTGCTGACCATGCTCTGCGTGATGACCAGCTTGCCGTCCTCAGTGGTCGGCCAGGTGCCTCGCGGGCCGTGCCACGCCTTGGACCCGGGCTTGGTGCCGGTGCTCGGCATACGTGTGGCCATCAGTTGAACTCCCTGATCTCTTCCCAGTCGACATCGCATGTGCAGCCCTTTACGTGACCGGAGCAGGCCCAGCAACCGGAGCACGCACAGGTGTAGTCCAGAGTGGGGTCGATGTCGGTGTCACGGGCGACGAGCTCGACGATGTCCTCGTGCGACACGACCCTGAATCGCTGGCAAGCGGTCCAGGTGCACCGAAGGATTGTGAAGTGCTCCGGGTAGAAGCCGTGGACCTGGTATCGGTGCTTTCCCGTGTGCCCACCACATGGGCTAGAACTCAGCAAGGGCTTCACCACCCCAGCAACGGGAAATAGTGACGTCGGCCTTGAGGAGGAAGTTTCTCGAGAGTGTGTCATCAGCCTGTTCCATTGTCTCCTTGACGATACGGCCGACCTTGCGTGCTGTCTTGTATGGGGCTGTCAGACAGACTGAGTCGTGGACCGTGGCAATAAGCTTAGCACCCAACTCCTGCAGCCGGTAGTCCCGGGCCAAGCGGCCCAGGCTGATCAGCATGAAGTCGCTGCCGAGGGACTGCACCGGGCTGTTGATCGCCTGGCGGAATGCGTTCTCCTGAATCCAGAAGTTCTCGTGGTACACACGGGGCAGGTGACGGAAACGGCCGAACTCATTGTGAACACCGCCGTACTCGATCGCCTCCTTGCGCTGCTTGCGGTACCAGGGCTCCAGCTGTGAGAAGTTGG